ACGGCTGCACTGTTTGAGAAACTCAGCCCGTATCTGGAATTCAATATAGTTCCTGCGCAGACGCGCTTTGATTTATTCAAAAACGGTACGTCATATTGTTATTTCGTCCGCAATGGCTGGTTCAGCATTCATCACAGTGCCGATCCTGTTTTACTTGGCACATTACAGTTACCGGGCATTATCGGTATAGGCGGAGCGATACCGGAATCAGCGGGTTTATATATTGAATCGAAGGTTGAATCAGAAGTGGCGATGACTACCGTTCCAGAAATGCACGCGTTAATTAATGAGCTTGATTTATGGGAGATGTTATCCAAACATATTTTCAGAATGACCGGCAGTATATTCACCAAAGGTGTATTGCTCACCGGTAATTCATCTTATGAAATCATTCGTTTTCATCTGATTGAACTGATGAATGAACCCGAGGAAATTCGTAATATTACCGTCGCCGTAACCTATGTTCAGCAAAAGACACGTCTTTCCCGCAGTACTATCATGAAAATGCTCGCCCAGTTAAAACAAGGTGGCTATGTCACCCTGGAAAACGGCATTCTCAAAAAAGTACATAAACTGCCCCTGAAATACTGAACACTCAGTCAGCCCCCCTGCACATTATCACGGATTATCCGGCACGGGTTGCCACAGGCGACTGCGCCCGCAGGTACAGAGCGGGTCACCACACTGCCAGCACCAACCGTGCAACCATCACCCAGCGTCACGCCAGGCAAAATTATGCAACCGCCGCCAATCCAGACATCATTCCCGATACTCACCGGCTGTGCGCTGCCAATATGTTCACGCCGCAGATCAATATCCAGCGGATGTTGTGCGGTATAAATCTGCACGTCAGGCCCGATGAAAACGTTATTTCCTATCGTGACCGGTGCGCAATCGAGCAGAACAAAATTGAAATTGATGAAAACATTATTGCCGAGCGTGGTATTGATACCGTAATCAATGCGCATGCCTTTTTCGAAATGAACATTGCTGCCCACCTCACTAAAAATCGTTCTTATCAACGCATCTTTCTCAGGCACCTGGCGGGAACTCAGCGCATTAAACTCATCCACTTTATCGCGGGTCTGATAACGAATTTCACGTAATTCCTCATCATTGATTTGGTAATCCAAACCTTGGATCATTTTTTCTAATTCACGCATTAGCTGCTCCCTGAAAGTATTCAGCGATTACGATAACCGAAAGTTTCCAGCAGAGTAAGAGCAGGAAAGGCGCATCTATACACCATCCTGCTGCGCCGGATTTTTTGTGATCGGGATCACCCTGGACAAATGAGCCTTATTGAAGGGAAAATATTTTACTTTTCAGTTTGCACTGATTCGTGTCTGGCGTCAGGATTTACCCTGATTTCCCATTGGCAGTGATAAAGGCTTATCGATAATGACGACTCAGACACCTAACACACCGGTTGCGGCAGGGACAATTTTTAGCGCCGCCGGTCTGCAATTTCTGAATAAACTCGCGCAGAACAACACCCGGGACTGGTTTAAGGCTAATCAGGACGAATACGAGAACACGCTGAGAACGCCAGCGCTGGACTTTATCGAACAGATGCAGCCTGAGATTGTCGCCATTTCTCCGAGGCTGACTGCCGTCGCTAAGAAAGTCGGTGGCAGCCTGATGCGCCCGCAGCGCGACAGCCGGTTCAGCAAAGATAAAACGCCTTACAAAACCAATGTCGGCATTCAGTTTCGTCATTTTCAAGGCAAAGACGTCCATGCTCCCGGCCTCTATCTGCACATCGCCGAAGACGGTTGTTTTATTGCAGCGGGGATCTGGCATCCGGAATCAAAAGCCTTAAACGCCATCCGGGCGTGCATTGACGAGAACCCGAATGCCTATCAAAAAGCCCTTAAGACATTGCACGATAACGGGTTTGCGATGGATGGCGACAGCCTGATCCGTCCGCCAAGAGGCTACGACAATAACCACCCGCTGTTAGCTGAATTAAAACGCAAAGATTATATCGCGATCAAAAACATCGCCTTTGAAGACTTGTGCAAACCAGATGTTGTCGATTTTTGTGCAGAACAGTTCAGGCATTGTGCGCCACTGATGGCCTATTTATGTTTTGCGCTGGAACTCGATTTCTAAGGCAGTATTTCTAAGCCAGCAGGAAATGGCGTGATGCCTTCCGGAGACATATTCTGTCCTCGCAGTGAGGCCTTCGTGAAGGCTTCCGGTGATGACCTGTCGCTGGTATAAAGTAATCAACCGATACTGAAATGTGACCAGAAGGGAATTTGGTGTGACCGGACGCATTGACTACCAGATTGAAAAATACCATTTTTCTGAAGCGGCAGAATCCCCTCGCCTTATCCAGCAATGGAAAGATGTGATTGCCGAATGTCAGGAAAATAAGGCGGGCGCCGCAGAGCGCCTGCGTATCGCCCTGCTCAATGTGGACTATGTCACCAGCTTTGAGCTGCCTTTCCGGCTTTTGCTTACCCGCGCGCCCCAGCTCATTGACAGCGTGCGCGATGAATTGCAACTCAGTCAGAAAAATGTCCTGTTTAATGGCAAACGCTTCGGCTGCGTCTACAGCCTCAAAATGGATCTGGGCGGGATACCCGATGAGTTTCAATACCGTCTTACGACCCGTATCCGGCGCATCGATGCGACAGGAACAACGGAAGCCACTTACCGGGAAATCGCGCAACAAACCAAAGTGCCACGCGATCGTCTCCGGTTAGCACTGGAAGCCGGGCTGAAGGTCAATCCGCTGGACGGACTGTTCTGGTTCGGACTTCAGCGTATTGCGGCTGATGTTTTACGGCTGAGAAAAACGGGAATGGCGATAGCAACGTCTGAAATCGAGGTATTTGATACGCTGACCGGGACGACAAGGCGCATTCCGGCGTACAGGCTGAAGGCGTAGTTATGCAGTCAACACTATGAATTTTAAACATTTAAGCTATCTGTTGCTGATAGCCGCAGCGGCTGGCAGCGCCTGTTTCCCCCACCCTTTTGTGATGTGGTTCTTAATCGTCAATCTGCTGACGCTGGTCTTCTACGGTGTGGACAAACGAGCAGCCCGTCACGCGACGAGCAGAGTTCCTGAATTCACCTTGCTGCTGCTTGGTTTTGCCGGTGGCTGGATTGGAGCGATTATTGGCCAGCAGCTTTTTCGACATAAAACGAAAAAACAGCCTTTTAAAACCTGGTTCGCCATCAGTGTGATAGTGAATCTGGTGGTTGTGGCAGGTGTGAGCTGGCTGATGAAGGATTTATTTCTTTGAAATGGTACGCCCTACAGGGCTCGAACCTGTGACCTACGGCTTAGAAGTTCTAAGAACCGTGCATTAAATCATTAACTTACCGCATGTAGCCTCGCTCACACGTCCCAACATGCAAAAAGATGACAAACCTTGTTAAGGCTCGTCATTTCTTATGCGTCCCATCTATGTCCCATTCTCATCAGATGCACGGTGTGTCATCGAACACGTCATTTCTGGCATCGTAAATGATATGCGTCACTACTCCCTCGATCACCGGCTCGTCATCGGTAAACGCTTCCCAAAATCAAATGAAGACGTTCTTATCTGTCAGTAACTCAAGCCCGCGGCGCAGTGCATATAACCTCTAAAACATGATTACCTTCTATACTTAATTTTCTAAATGGAGGATTTTTTATGTGCGGACGTTTCACTCAGTACGAACCCCGATCTCATTACATTGAAGTTCTCTCGCCTGATAAAGAGTTCGCCAGCAGCATCGATGATATACCGCTCGACCGTTACAACGTCGCACCCGGTTCACGCGTCCTTTTGCTCAATCAGCGCCACGATAAAATATTTCTCGATCCTGTTAACTGGGGATATCAACCTGGCTGGGCGAAAGAATCAAAGCGGCCACCGATGATCAATGCGCGTGTTGAAACGGTGGCAACGGGCAGGATGTTTAAACCGCTATTCGAGCATGGGCGTGCATTAGTAATGGCGGATGGCTGGTACGAATGGAAGAAAGACCAATCTAACGCTAAGATCAAACAGCCGTACTTCATCTACCATAAATCACATGTCCCGCTGTTCTTTGCGGCCATAAGCCAGTATCACCCTGACGCAGCCGAAACGCCGGAGGATGATGGCTTTGTAATCGTGACCGCTGCTAGTGATGAGGGACTGCTCGATATCCATGACAGACGCCCGCTCGTTCTTGACCGCACACAGGCGCTGGAGTGGCTGGATGGTGACACTCTACCAGAACGCGCATTGGAAATAGCCGAGAAGGAGTCCGTGCCGTCTTCAAAATTCACCTGGCATCCAGTTATGCAAAAGGTCGGCAGCATTCGGAACAACGGGCCTGAGCTGATAAAACCGATAAATGACCCACTGGTTAGACTTTCACGCGCATCAAATCACTGAAGCGCGTGGTATAGGCGGGTGAGAGCATCTGACGTTTCATCTCCCAACTCTTTTGAATACCTTGCCCCGCAAACCAGACTCGTCCTTTTCCACTGTGGTTGATACCATCGAGAACAGCCATGAGCTGCTCACTATTTGTACGTGGCTTGTACTCATCGAATAGGCCCAGTTGTGCCACCCCTTGGCTATAAAAGTCACCCAGCATCACTCCACATTTTTGAAACCGGTGGCCATCTTGCCAGATTGCATCCAGGCACTGCGTGGCAGCGGCTACTATATCGCGACTGTCTTGAGTAGGTATCTGCAGTTTTGTACCTGCAGTTTTGCCGTAATACAGTTCATTCATAGCGAACGGGCTGGTTTTGACGAATGCTGAAATATGGCGACAGTATTGGTGCTCACCGCGAAGCTTCTCTGCTGCCCGCACTGCATGGCTGCAGATAGCTTCACGCATCAGGTCATATTCGCTAACGCGGTCACCAAATGAACGAGAGCAGACGATCTGCTGTTTGGTTGGCGCAAATTCTTCGAGTTCTAAACATGGCTCCCCACGTAATTCCCTCACGGTTCGTTCTAATACAATATTAAAGTGTTTTCGTATCAGCGGCGTCGGAGTGTCTGCCAACTGCAACGCAGTTTTAATGCCCATATCATTAAGTTTTTTGGAAATGCGCCTGCCAACTCCCCACACATCCCCAACTTCCACCAATGCCATCAGCTTACGCTGCCTGGCAAGTAGAGACAGATCAACCACACCGCCGGTCTTTGTCCATTTCTTTGCAGCATGGTTAGCTAGTTTGGCTAGGGTCTTAGTCGGTGCAATTCCAACACCTACGGTCAAACCAGTCCACCGAAGAACCTTAGCCCTCACCTCGCGTCCAAACTCTTCCAGATTCTGGCAATTACTAACCCCTTGCAGGTTCATAAATGCCTCATCAATTGAGTAAACCTCCACGGCTGGCGACATTTCTTCCAACACCGTCATCACCCTCGAACTCATGTCTGCATACAGCGCGTAATTGCTGCTAAAGGTCACTATCTTGTGACGTTCAAAGAGATCACGCATCTTAAAGAACGGGTCCCCCATCTTAATTCCTAGGTTCTTCGCTTCTGTACTGCGAGCAATTACGCAACCGTCATTGTTGCTAAGAACAACCACTGGCCGCCCTTTCAAATCAGGACGAAACACAGTCTCGCAGCTGGCATAGAAGCTGTTCACATCGGCAAGGGCAAACATTACTGGAACCCATTAATACTGAAAGTGACGACTCCAAACACTTCAAGTTCATCGCCACCGTCATGAAGAACGATCGGCGGGAAATCTGGATTCATTGGCACAAGCTGAACAACTGGATGAGTGCAGAGACGCTTCACGGTGTACTCACCAGCCAATGATGCAATGATGATGTCTCCATGCTTAGCCTGCAGGCTTCGGTCAACAACAAGTAAAGACCCTTCGTAGATTCCAGCATCGACCATCGACATGCCTGTCGCCATCACGAAGTATGTAGCTGCGGGATGATTTACACAAAGCTCATTTAAATCAATACCTTTCTCAATGTAGTCCTGTGCTGGTGAGGGGAAACCTGCCTGCACTTTGTCTTGGAAGAAAGGTATTAGAAGCTTCAATGGGTCTGGTATTGGGTAAAAGATGTTCATATAACAACCTCACAAAATACTGTTTATGCATACAGTATAATCACGTGATCTTGTGATTGTGAAGGGTAGACTGCGGGTAAATTCTTAGAGGGCTGATCTGCAAAGCAATAAAAAGCGCCGGTGCCGTCGAGGCATTGAAAGAAGAATTCCAGAAAAGGCTTGATGATCATTACACGGGCGCGACGTTCGCAGTTCGGCGTGTTCATAGCGATGGGCTTTCTGTGATGGGAGGTACGGCGCGGGATAAAGAAGTGATCGACGTGATTCTGCAGAATACGTGGGAAAGCGCGGAGGACTGGTATCAGCCTGGTTCATGAAATTTGAGGCCAATATTGACGCCATAAAAAAACCAAAATTATATTTTCTCCGTCATGACAGCAACCGGCCACCGAGCCGGGTTTTTTGTGCCTGTAATCTGGCAAAATCACCGCCCTGCACTATTCTCATATCAGCTGACGTAGAACAGCAAGTCTGCCAAGGCTATGCATGCCTATCTTCTGATAACCCACCTTATACGTGGGTTCTTTTTTACCCATAGATAGCTTTTTCTTCGCCCTGGACTAAAATTGAAAATGGATGGAGTGACTACCTACCAGTACTAAGTAATGTTGATAACCTTGATATTTGCCCGCCGTTAACGCGGGCTTTTTTTTAACTACAAAACTAATGTTACTTAACCCAAATTTTATTTATCAGCTATTGTTAACAAAGGAGTAACACTCCTGTTCCGAACTAAATTTTTTGTGATGATTCACTGGCCCTCTTCCCGAGGGCTTTTTTACTGTACCTGAGTGAACACCCTTGTAGGTTACCTAAGCCGGAACTCATGAAGGTTGTTATTCAAACTCCAACCACAATAACTATATGGCACAGATAGAAAATAAAGAACGATTGGTTTTTCGATCGGTAATAACGATCAATAGTTGCGTTTCGATCGGTAATTACCATTGGAGTCCTAAGGGTATTCAGCGGAAGATTGCATAAATTTCTGAGGACTAAGAACATTGTGAAAATCATACTGCTTATACTCATCGTTCTGGCGATTGTTGCTGGGCTGATTTGGTGGGTTATGAAATCGGGTGCCGATGATACGAATGATGACTATTGAGCAAAAAAAAACCCGCCGAAGCGGATTATTTTAAAGCATACAGTCGACTAAATTTTTGAACCGTCGTTAATCATCAAATATCGAAGCAAACCTTCATCAGATGCCTTTCTAGCCGGGTCATTGCTGGCAATCAGGTAAAACGAAGTCGCCAAATCGTAGGGAGCTTTGTCGGCCGATTGGATGGTAAACGTTAATGCTGAAGGGGTAATGGAAGAGCTGCAGGTCATATCCCAATGAGAAGCATCTTTCTCAATGGCTTTACAGTTGGTAGGGCCGTAACTATACGACATTTTGCTACTCACAGCTGTAATAGCTTCTTGAATATAAACCGGGTTATTCCCACCGCTATAGCTAGCGAAGGCAATGCCACCCACTAACAAGAGTGGCAATCCATATAAAGCTGCGTTCCTTTTTTTCACTCTCAACAACTCCTATGCAGTATGTAAATTAAGAGTACTCCTAAATACATTGCAAAGAAATGTCAGATAATTGTAAACTTTTTACAATATATTTCTGGATGTAAATTAAACTCATAATATTTTGTTTACGATAGAGTTTTTAGATGGTTCCGAACTAAATTTTTATCCAGATCCACTAACCTTCCTCGCTAAGCTTTCTTTAAGATTTACCTATAAGCAGGTCAATAGCTTTCCAAAATCTATCCTTGTGATGCAGATGAACTACCTTTTGGTGCTTTTGCTCCAACTGAGTAATGATTGTTTCGACGCTTACTATCTTACCTTCCTCAAGTACCGTTATAACTGCCTCACCAATTTCCTGCCGTATTTGTGAATATTCTTCATCTGTAAGCATAAGCACCTCGAAATAGTTTTCGTGAGCCTAGCATAGGATGACTTGAAATAGGGCAAATTGGTGTGACTGTTCGGCATAGAGAAAAAGTTATGAGGTGGATTCCTCTTTCGATATCGCCGCAAGTTTGTCAGAACCCATGAGGGCTTTCAGTTCACTCACTTCTTTAGACAGTTCTTTAATGGCCTGTACGGCGAGTGCAATAACACCGTTGTATTCCACAGCGTATGAACGTTTCGATTCATCACGCTTGCGGATCAGTTTGGGCATACTTACAGTTGCAGTCTCGATGGTAGTTTTGCCATCCTCGCCCACAATTTCCTTTTCTACCTGCTGTTCTTCGGTGACGTACTCATCGTTTTCATCGAAAGTCGAACCAATGGCTTCCGGCAACACTTTCATCAAATCCTGAGCTATCACACCCGCTGATGGTGTGCCGTCGGCTTTCCATACAAAGGTAACTCCGTCGATGGCGTTAATTTTATCCAGCGCATTGGAGATCGGCGTGATGAAGTCTTTCTTGTCACGGTCAGACGTTTGCGTCAGGGACACACATTGAATATTACGGGACACGATTAAGTCACCGCTTGCCGTGTGTTGGAAATATTTAATACCGGATTGAACCCCTGTAGCAATAGTTATATCGCCCGAGTTTTCGCCATAGACTCGTGAATAGGGAAGATTGTTACCCTGCCCCGCCATGAACGTGATGAAGAACGGCCAGCCACCAGACGATGCAGAGGCTCTAAGATTTAATTGCGTTCCCTCAATGGCAACAGTTCCGCTAAACACTGGCGCTGAAGTTGGTGCTGCCCCTAATGCAGTACGCGCTGCGGATGCTGTAGGTGCCCCGGTTCCACCATTTGCCATGGGTATTACATCGCTTCCATTGAACATAGGCTGCCACGCTGTCCATGTCGCCACTCCAGATGTTACGGAGCCAGTCCTTATGAAGTGTTTATTCGAAGTAGCAATAGACGTTCCTACACTATGGAAAATTTGGACCATCTGACTATTGCCATATCGATTGTAATGCTCAAGGACGCCGGTAACAGCTATGGGCATATTAGTTGCTGTCGCTGTAGGAGAATATATTCCGTTTGCAGTTATTGTATTGGCATCCCCAGAAAAAAATGCGGCCTGGGAAGAAAGCGTATTGTTTGCTAAATAGTTCCAGGACGGCCCCGTATAAGTAGAACCATCAGGAAGGGTTACGGTTATATTTCCCGTTCCACTAAACACCTGCTGCCAGTTAGCTTTGTCAAGATTCAACCCGCGGATAGCTTTTGCAACATCGGCGGCGACCTGAGAAGTAATGCCAACCAGTGTCGCATTCGGTACCGCAGTCCATGCGTTACCCGTTGCGGTCGGTCCACCATAAGCAGTGACCAGAGTTAATGCAGTAGCTGAGGTTATTGCTTTGACACCCAGCGTGTACGTCACGCCACCGACAATAACGACCACGAAATCACCCGCTTTTAAATCCGTGGTAAAGGCGGTACCGGTACCAGTCACGTTTGCTGAATTATTTGTTAATGCGATTGTGCCTGCTGACATGCTTTTCTCCGGGCATAAAAAAACCCGCCGAAGCGGGTATGTTTGAAGTTATGGGGTTATTTATCGCACGTTGTGCTGATGAAGTTCGTCTTACTTACCCAGCGCCAGCCGAAGGGGTCACCTGCTTTGTACTGGGTTTGGCTAGCGACCTTACGTACGCCATAAATCTGCACATTGGTTTCCTGCCCTGCGACCAGAGCAACGCCAGCACAAACGGGCTCCTGCTTTTCAAGCATTCCTGCACAACCGGAAACCATCAAAGCAATGGCAAGAACCATTAAAATATTCTTCATGTTTATGTCCCTATCAACGTAGATGAAAAGACATTAACAATGAAAATTGAGCGGGGATAATTGGTTATATAGATCAATATATTGATATTGATCGTTTATAACGATCGTTCTCGTTATTTATTGATTAATAACGTGAAACATCAATCGCGAATATCTGATCGCGCGAGTTTGAATAGCCGACATTGTGTAGCTCTTCACCAGGCGCATCGCGTTGACCGGCCCTGATGCGAGTAGAAGAACCGTCGTAGTATGCTGAAGTATCAATGGGAGAAGACCACGGGCGTGGCTGGGTGGTGCCCATAACGCCCACCACAACACCCACCACTCTGGGCAACACGGCCCATTTTCCACTGACAGTTTTATCAACCAAATAACCGATGTCGGTTGTAGAACCTATGGTCCCGTACCCAACCGGTGGATTCATCACCTTAGTTTCATTGGTCAAAATGCACTGCCCCGCAGCATTCCAGATGGCAACTCCCCATTTAGGCAGCGGTTGCGGTATGACGTATCCAAAAATGTAAATGGTGACAGTTCCCGGACTGCTGCCCGTACCTGCTACCTTATAATTCAGGGTATATGTGGAATCGACCTTCCTGATATAGAAGAGCACATTGCCCACTGTTGCGTGACAGCCGATAATGAAAGGTGACGATGAGTTTACCGGAAGGGTGTATGAACCGGCTGCAGAAGGGTTCAAAACTATTTTCTGTACCAGAGACATTGGCGTCGTATCAGGTGTTACCCACGGATTACCATACTGATCTGAAATTAACGCTCCCCAATTTGCCATTATGCTTTTACCAAATAAATGATTAACCAACATTCATCAGCGGTATATGTTCCAGCTGAGTAGTCGCCATTCGCATCACTGATCGATATCGTTCCGCCTGACCCCGTAATTTTCCGGCGTGACCCGGAATAAGCATCTCCTGTTATTGGGGACTGGATTGCTTCCACACGAAACCCTGACGGGACGGTAAAGGAGTACGTGCCGGAAACCTGCCCGGCACTTAAATACACGGTTGCCACAACCAATACCGGCACGATACCGGTGTTATTGGGATTGCCGCTTGCATCCCATGTTTGGATCCCCCAGTTAGCCATTACCAGCCCCCCGTAATTAGACCGACTTGCACGCGAAGCACTCCGTTATCATCCCTGGTGCTGATCGTGGTATTCGTCTGTTTCATTGCGCCAGCGCCGCCAGCGTTCCCAAGGTTGATAAACGTACCTGATTTACTTAATTGCCAGCCCTGCGTTGAACCGTCAAAGTTATTCGACTGAATGAAGTTGCCGATCTTCGCATTGGTAATCGTCCCATCCTGGATAAATGCATCGCTTATAAACACCTGCCCGTTAACCACGGCGAAGGGTGAATACTGCGTATCCCCAGAACCTGACATCAGCACAAACTGATTCGCATTAAAGCCAACACGCGTCACCACCGGCTGACCAGCCTGCGCCAGCACGGCAATCGACATCCCGGCGTTGTACATGACGCCACCGATCCGCACGCCTGTTTTCAGGGTGTAAATAGCTGAAGCACCACTGGCATCAACCACGGCAGTTAGTTTGTCCTCGAGCGCCGCAGTCACGTCACCAATCTGCGCCTGCACCTGAGTCGTCAGATCCGCCATCGCCTGATCGACATCAGCGATAGTCGTTTTCACCGTCAAAATATCAGCGCGCACCTCACCGTTCTGTGCGAACTGGTGATCAACGGTTGAATTGAGGTTCAGAGCATTTTGCAAAATGGCATCAATGTTGGTTTCAATGTCACTCGTCAGCCGGTCCCCGTCGGCGGAGTTAAGGAAGTCATCAGCGATATCGCCCAAGTAATCATCGGCATTATCGTTTGCCATGCCCCTTAGCCAGTCGGTATAACCCGATTCATTGCCGATTCTGTCTACAAGCTGCGCACGATACCAAAACACCTGGCCAGCCTTAAGACCTAGCTGCGTGTAGGTAGACTGTGGGTAGGGAACATCGGTAAGGAGCAGAGGGTTTGATTGGTCTGAATTTGCCGAGTATTGAATTTCCGTTTTCATAGTATCGGCAGAGTTTTCTGGAAATCCCCATTTCAGCTCAATTCCCCAGTTGATACCTGTGGCCGAAAAGCCAACTGGTTTGCCTGGCATTCCCACCTTTCCAGTCAACGTTGTAAGTACTGAGTAGCCCCACGCAGATGAGATTTCAGCAGCGTTGATCGCACGCACTCGAACAAGATAGTTACCGGCATAAATCCCCGACACATCGAATGAATTGGTTGAAGAGCGGGAAACAGATATCCAATTACCGTCATCTTTGCGCCACTGAGCCTCATAGGCGATGGCACCAGTAGCATTGTCCCATGTGGCGTGCAACGTGGCCACGGAAAGGCCCTGTATTACTGTCGAAGTATTGCTGACGATGATATTTGCTGGCACGGCCTGCGTTCCGGCAGGGACAACACTGATCGGGCGGTCGTCAATCACAGCACCCGTATCGATACGATCGTATTTATCAGGGTCGTGATACGTGGCGGTGATGGTGAAAGTGTTGTCGTTATTGTCTTTACGCCCCACAACGCGATATTGCTGCACGTAAAGCGTATCGGACTCAACAACCCAGACTGATTCTGCCTGCGGCGTTTCCCCGAATGCCGTTGTCACCGTGACGATTTTTCCACTGACTGACTGGATTGTCCGGCTCAGCGAGGCACCAGATGGCAGATTTACCATGAGGCGATCACCGGCAACAGCATCCGCCACACGATCAAGGGTTATTACTCTGCCGTTTACCGAACTGATACGTCCGCCAGTCACTTTTCCGGAAAGCAGCTCGTCGGCCACACCTATGATGTAGCCGGGCAGCGGGATCATGCCATCAAGCCCAACACTGAAAGATACCATTCTGTCTTTGTTATTGGTCAGTATTCCCCAGCGGCCTTTCCGGTTTGCCTCCGACTGGCGCGTGCAGCCAATCGCTGTCAGCTCGAGCTGATTGAAGCCGTAACGCGTTACCAAATCCTGCTCGAACACAGGCTCCATTGCGTCGCTGTAAGCGTTGTCTGGATCGGACCATGAAACCAGTGCTGTCGTATAACGCGCTTTGGTCGTGCTGCTTGAGTACGTAAAACGCCCGTCAATTACATTCGCGCGCGTGTAGTTATAATCAATATCCCGAGGCATATCCGCCAGAGCGATCAGCTGATTATTACCCCAGTAAGTCATTCCACGGAAAATGGCGGCAAAATCGCGGATAACGTTGAACGCGCTGTTCCGGTCCTGCACGTACACATTGCAAATATAACGAGGCTCGGTTCCACTTCCCCCGCGGCCGTCCGGCACCATTTGGTCACAGTATTGCGAGACGCGGTAAAGCTCCCACTTATCGATATTGTCAGCAGTGAGCCGCTGGCCGAGACCAAAGCGATTATTCACGACTATGTCATAGAAAATCCACGACGGGTTATCGGTCCACGCCCATTTAAACGTTCCATCCCAGGTGCCGGAATAAGACCGGGTGACAGGGTCGTAAGTTGTCGGAACGCGAACCACGCGCCCTTTTGGCTCGCATGAAATCTGAGGGATAGAGCCGTTGAACTGGCTGGAGTCGAATTCGATGTAGAGCAGTGCGGTATTTGGGTAACGGAGTTTTGCGTCGATGACTTCGGTATAGCTCTCGATAGTCATCTTATCGCCGATGAGTGAGCTGGTGGAATCCGCGGTCAGACGTCGAACGCGCAACGTCCACGTTGATGCTGACTGTGGCAGATCAATGCGGCGGCTGCGCTCGTAGCCGGTAGTGGTTTTACCACTGACGGATTCGGTCAAAATATTCTGCCAGGTGCCACCATCCACCTGCAGGTCGATCGCGTACTGAACCGTGAAGCCGTTAATGTCCCCTGAATTCGATTGCTGGTACAAAGCAGGCCATTTCAAACGCACGCGCGCGGCAGAGAGCTGCGAGTTACTGAAGGTGTGAGTCCAAGGCTTAACCGTCGTTATTTCGGTACTGACGCTGATCTCGTTTTCGGTACCGGGCACGCCTTGAATGTAAGTTTGATCCTGCGTACCCGGGCGAAATTCCCACGCTACGCCGCTGAAGTTGCTGCTGCCGTCGGCGTTGGTGATCGCCGTACCGTCGAGAAAGATACTGGTACCATTCAGTTCGCCACCGAGTTCTCCCTCCGCCAGCGCCAGCAGAACCTTTGCTTTAGCGACTGACTGCAGATCATCTGGTGCTTCAGTGGGTGTTCTTGGGGAAGAGCTGCCGCCTTTGCGGCCTTTGATTGCGGTAGCTGTTGCCATATTGCGCCCATAAAAAAAGGCACCTTGACGGGTGCCTGATTGAGAGAGAAAGCTTACTGCTGATCTTCAGCGTAGATGCCAGCTGAGATAATCGCACCGCCGATGCGCCGCCTGCCGTAAAGCAGCGGTACCGGATTGCCTTGAGCAGTGGTATTGGTAACGCCGCCGAACGCGTAGGAGGCTTTGTTATCCGCGTCCTGTTTACTGGCGAGGCCGCCAGCCTGTGGGGAAAGCATTTGGATTACGCCACCAAGGGTCATTGAAATGCCAACAGCACCAACCATTCCCCAGGCACCGCCGGCTGCAATTCCTGCGATCCCACCAGTGAAAAATGTTGCTGCCGCTATGAGCGCGACACCCAAGATTGTTTGAAATAAACCCGCCTGCTTACTGCCAATAACAACGGGCATGATGTAAATGTCTTCAGTCCCTTTATCCATTTCCAGTTCATCAAGCTGTAAGTTTCTCTTTCCACTAAAAACAGCGTACGTTATGCCTCGGCGGCTACTGCTGTTCATATATTTCTCAAAGCCATCATAATTCGCTCTTAAAGCCTTAATCGCTTCAATTGGATGCTGCACTGCAAAGCGGTGCTTCTTTCCATAAAGCTTTCCTAAAGCCCCGCCCAGTCGAACATTGCGGAGTGGTGTAGTAAGAGAGTTAGACATTTATTTCTCCATAAATGAAAAAAGCCGCAATTAAGCGGCCTTGAGAATTTTAGTTTGAGGTTAGATGCAGTGTTTTATTACATCAACTCTAGCATCGGTTCGGTACGAAAAAATCCCTGACTTATGGTAGAACTTGATATCCGTACCCGAAGCGATAGGTGTTATATCAGCAACTTCAACATTACCGGCTGACAACACAGAAAAACCTTCGCCAAGAGGCTGCAAATATACATCGCCGTATCTCGCACTTTTCTCTTGCCAACCTGAAAGAATACACCGCGAAACTTGTTGTGAAGATTTGCTGGTGGATGCTGAAAATGCAGGTTCTCCCCGCCGCATCTCACTTATAGAAGCACACCCCGCCAGCCCGAGCGCCAGTAAAAGCGTGGCAACCCTTTCGAATGTCACCATGTATGATTTTCTCAATGTATTAAGCCGTCACTGTGATTTTAGTAAATTATCAACAAGACCCTTTAGCTGCTCATCAGAGTACTCATGGCAATGCAATAAAGCATCTTTGCTAAGTCCCTGATAGGTGAGCTCTGCGATTTTGTAATTTTCTGGAGCAGAATTACCAGGTCTAAATGGCTTAGAAATTCCTGCGGATTGTTCGATAACCTCAGTAGAGTTATCACCTAATCCCTTACCGAGATGACCATTTCCGCGGCACAACGCTTGTAAATAAAACTCCGGGGATTGAGCGTTTTGAGTGCTATCTTGTGCGAATGCAACTCCTTGAGTAAGGCCTGTAGCGAGCACTAATCCGAGAAATAAACAAACTTTCATTTCTGTTTCTCCATGACTTTAAAGAAAGAGTAAAAGATATCGTTCGTGCAATCATCACAGACAACTTTAGCTTTTTCCACACTTCGACATGTACGTTTGCAGCGCTAGTTGCTGTTCCTGTGATGAATCAGAACTGACTAATACCCAAGGATCTGATGATCCCCGTAAGACCCCTAATGCAGGTAGTAACCATCTTGTTTTAACCGTGACGTGTATGTAGAAAGGGTTGTAACCATTATATGCACCGAAGGAGTTTTTTGCATTAAGCTGTCCACAGACATAGCCGCTCACTCCGTCGCCTGGCATTTTTTCATCCTTGTGAAAAAAAACATCCCTGAATAACGGACTTGTTGGATCTTTAAGGTTTTGCGAAATTTCATTTTGTCCGTAAGCAATAACCTTTTCGTCACTTTCATTGCAACCGGCAAGCCCGAGCGTCAGCACTGCTATGAGTAGTTTTTTCATCATCATCCCTCCGAGTTATTGGATGAATGATAGCAGTCATACCATGAAAGGGTAGTTAAATGGCTCGGTGCAGAACAAATTTAATAATGAAGAGTTTCGTGTTCGAGTTTATATTAAGCATAAGCCTTTCGGCAATTCATTCAAATGAGATGTAATAAAAATCCATTTGAGACTAAAGAAATAATATCTTATGCCGATACTATTCATTTTAAGGAGAACCATATGCCCATTCTAACCCCAGAAATAAAGTACTCAAAAACCATTAGTAAGCTGAAAGAAAAATATATCCCCACAGCAAGCAAGATAGCAATGCATTAAGCATTAATACTGATTGCGTCGTTCATCGCATCTTGGGTATTCGAATACGTTCAACCTTCCTCCGTTCCTGAGGGTGTAAGTGATAAAGCCGCATATTCAAACTTGCAAATCGTCGCAGGCTTTATCCTCGTCGCTATAGTATTATTGCTAGGTTATACAGTTTTCATATTCTCAAACATCGTTAAATTTAGCAAGGAAAGCATGAAGGCACTTTCAGTAATGGCTAAAGAAATGGAAAGTAATCTGCATAAAGATCATATAATACCCTAGTCAAAAAATTGCAACCCCACCTAGGTGGTGGTTGCAATTACCTGCTTTGCATTTTCATCACATCAATGGATTTCTTCTGGTAAATACTACTTTAGAAATTGCTTCTACATTCAAGAGTGAAAATATGCATCGATTATTTTTTTAAACATCGTTAAGAATCCACAAAGAAAAAACCCTCCAAGGAGGGTTAGTTGCATTTCACCGGGCGGCCTACAAAGATTATTTTACCGTACGCATCGTTAGTATTATTGATGCGAAGTACATTATTATCTCGTATAAATGCCCAATAAAGTTGTTTTCCTGTATATCCTCCGTAGGAATTTTTTGCGTTGACAAATACGCAGGTTGAATACCCATATACAAAGTTACGCTGCTGAACCATCACTTCTTTTCTAGGCGGAGTCATATCGGAGAACTTTGCAGAGTCTGGGTCTTTTAGCACATTCCTAATTGCTTCTTCTACTAACTGTTTATAGTTCTTTGGAAGGTGCCCTACATCAGCCGTTTCCAGATTGATATTTTTTACTTTCTCTGCAAATTCCTGGTCATGTTTTTTGGCCAGTTGCATTTTTTGATCATATTCAGAAGTTCCTGCCAAGCCAGTTGAGTGTGGTCCACATCCAGTCAGAACTGATGAAACAAAGAAAGCTAAAACATACTTCTTCATATTCCTACCCCAATAAGTAACAGTTCGCTACATGGTAGCAGAGGGGGGATGCAAGGCAATTCAAAATGGTCAGCACTGTTCAAATGTCAGGATGTGCAGAATTGCGATATCAAGCTAACCTCTTCTCTCTTTCTTCAAAGAGCATTCAAAATGAATAAATTTGATCGTGAGTTACAGAAAGACATACTTACAAAATGTATTGCCGTATATCCAAGTTATACGTTTTGGAAGCAATTCCCACCAGAAATCCAAGATTATGGGGATGATGTATTGTCTGCAAACATCCTTTATCTGGCTGAGCATCGGCTTATAACCATTAGAAATCAAACTAGCGATGACCCATACAGTTTCTTAGATAATATGAAGGCAACCGCCGAAGGCATTGATTTTATGCTTAATGATGGCGGTCTAAGCGCAGTATTGAAGATCCAAACCATCAAGTTCCATCGGGATGCTGTCGTTGTGCTTGAAGACCTCATAGCCCTCTCCAACATGTCCAATGCAGACAAAGAACAAGCAAAGTCTAAGCTCTCTGCATTGACAACTGAGTCGCTCAAAACTGTTGTGCAGACAATAACTACGGCAGGACTAGCCGTCCTCATGAAGTAATCTCCACAAAGAAAAAAGCCTACCTGAGCGCCAGTAGCGATAGCTATTTATCGCATGACAGTGTATCAGAACGTACATCGTGGAAAACCACATGAGAGGGTAGTGCTTGCTTGTTATGACCAGCAAAGACGCGAAGATTGCCATTCGGCCAGTAACCCGCTGACTGACCATCAACCGTCTGCAGCGAGAGGCCGTCATCTTTAAGAAAAATAATCAGTGTTTCGGTTAGCTTCATCATATAAACCTCAAGGAGATGGAATGGACGCACGAGTTTTTATGGATTATTACACGGCTATTGATGTCAATGACCTGTTTTTAAAGGCTGCAACTATTGATGATGATGTTGGCACTACCCTTAGGCTACACCTTCTTAGCGAGCGCCTCATAGAGTCGTGGATTTGCGCATGTTGCAATAACCATGGATTATTCGGGAAGGATAAGAATCGCGTGCTGGTTGAGTGCAGCGCAAAAATTGAGATGGCTATAAATCTTGGACTTCCTGAAAATTTAGGGAAGGCTTTCAAGGTTCTGAATTCTCTACGAAACGACATAGCTCACAACCCCACGAAGCATTTGATACCTGACTCTCGCATACAGAGCTTTGCTGAAAAAACGGATAATCACCTACGGCTTTCATCCGAGGCAACACTTTCCAAGCGATATGTCTCTGTTAATGACGAGCATGGCGATGAAGTCACAACAGTTACTTTGGACTCCGATAGCTCGCAAAACAGGCTGAAACTCTGCCTTATTTTTAGCGTGCTAATGCAGGAGATGATGAAATTTGTTGCAAGCAAGCATGGTAAGCGATGGGATAATGATTTTTCACAACATCAATATTCATTTACCCAAAATACAGCAGATAGCAAA